GATCCACCGGTTTTGGGGTTAATGATTCTCTCTCGTGATTCTTCAAACAGTTTTCGCAAAGTCTGCATCGCAACGTCTTTCTCGAAAAGAGAAAACATTGGTGATGGAAGATTAAGCGATAACCGGCGAGAATCGGCTACGTATTGCACTAGTGCAGTACCTAGATCCGATACGCCTTGTAAGAAGAGCACGAAGGAGACCATTAAACCTGCACGCGGTTTAAAGTTTCTAAACCTAGGTCTAGACCACTTTAAAACAGTGCAATAATACTCCTCAACGACGTCAAGAACATCGGATTTCCAATCTTTACTGACCACTTCACTTAAGATAATACCCAAGGAAGTAATTCCTTCGGTCTGTCTTTCGTAAAGGGCTGAAAGAGGGAAAGGGGAAACATTTTCTCCGTGGAGACGGATTTGCTTAGCAAACTCGAAACCATATTCTGAGACGTGAGTCTTAGAGGGAGAGAAATCTATCCCCCACTCATCAAGAATCTCCAAATATGCTTTTGCAACTCGGTCATTACCTATCACTAGGTCATCACCGAGAAGCATATAAGGACACTTTCTCCATTTCCTACCTGCCCTATGGCAGGCTAGGAATACGAGAAAGTGGTGAGCTAAAGAAGTAGATGCCCAAGAGGAGTAACCTCCCATTGGGTTTCCAGTCATATAGTATATATCCCTTCCTGCATAGCGGAAAGGTGTATATACCATTAACTGCATCCACCCTTTAGCAAATGATTCTCCAAACCAAATACTTAAGATTTTATAGTTTACTGATATAGGGAACCTATCTGTAAAGGCCGTAAGGTCTATACTATGGTAGGAACTACCTATGTCGGGAACTATAGTCCTAAAGTGTTTAGTTTGATTGAGAGTGCAATCCTGGTCAATTAAGGATAGTCGACGCATAAGAAAATTATGCAGAGGCAGCAAAGCTGCTTGTGAATAATAATCAAATACGGCGACCTCCCGAGTTTTACCTTCCTTATCCGGAAGAGCCATAAGCTTCCTGGTAACTAAGCTACCCTTGCGGGTACTCAGTCCCTCGAAGAACCTAGGGATCTTTCTGTAAAGGGAAGTAAAACGCGAGATAAGATCTGGTAACTTATCACCAGAGACAGACCGAATTGCTTCGATTTGCATCTGGGATAAAGTCACAGCATCTCTAAAACTAGTCCAGATGGCATGGCCATTGGGAC